GAGCTGTCCGCCACCTCGCGCACGAAAGCGGTGCCGGGGCGGTTGGCCACCGGGCCGTGGGGGAGGGTGATGAAGTTACGGCACAGGGCCAGGCCGGTCTGGTACTTGCCGTCGTCGATGCGGCCCCAGAACTCCTCGGTCACCTCTCCACCGGCGAAGGACTTGGTGTGCGTGCGGGTGCTAGCCACGGGCGGCGATCCAGCCGGGTGTGTGCTCGGGGCGGGTCTTGCTCTGCGTCGCATTGCTGCGGGTCGCCGCAGCGTACTGGGTTATGAAGGTGGCGTAGGCCGTACGCGCGGCGTTCGTGCCGGTCTCGCCCTTGAGCAGCGGGCCCGCCACGTAGGACGCCAACAGCCAGCTCAGGCAGTCGACGAACAGCGGCGAGAACCGAGCGGGGTTGGTGACGCGCGAGATGAAGCGAACGGTCGCCACCGGCGTGTTGGTCAGGATCATCACCTGGTCGGTGCTGTCGCTCTCCTGCTCAAACTCGACGCCGTCGGAGATGTCGTTGGTGTAGCCCTCGGGCAGCACGCTCAGCACGCGCAGGCAGTTGTTCGGCTCCGCGTAGACGTACTGCCAGGAGGTGAAGGTCTCATCCAGCTGCGCCAGCAGCGTGCGCCGGGTGGCGAACTTCCAGGGGTGCATCTCCAGCAGGGTGTCGCGGGCGATGGGTAGCCACAGCGCGCAGTGCTCCGCCTCGGCGCTGCCCTCGGGCGGATCGAGGGACGAGACCGATGCGTCGTCGCCCAGGTGGGCCAGAGCCAGGTTGGCTATCGCTACGTTCGTGGTGGCCATGTAGCCCTCAGAAAAACGGCCCCGGCCTGAACCGGGGCCGCTATCGGCTTAGGTGAATGCTTGAGCGCTGGGCTCAGGCGAGATCGCTGCCGTCATCGTCCTCGGTAGCGGCGGGTGCGGCCTTGCCGCTCTTGCGGCCCGCTTTGGAGCCCCCCTTGCGCCCATCCCCGTCGTGGTCGAGCGGGTCGATGAGCTGCAGGTTGGGTCCGGCTTTGCCGTCGTACTCGACGATGTCGCCCTCGTCCCTGAGCTGGTGGCCGATGTACGACCGCTCCATTACGCGATAGCGGGGCATGGTGAAGTCCTTGTGCTGTTGAAACGGGAGTGGTGGGGCGGAGCCGAAGCCCCGCCCCTACGCGCTACAGGGTAGAGAAGCCGCTCGGGAAGTAGGTCAGATCGGTGACGTCCTTCACGATGCGGGCAGAGATCGACCCGGCGGAGTGGGTGCCGGTGCCGACGTACTGCACGCCGAGGTAGCGCTGCGCGGCGGTCGTGGCGAGCGGGCGCGGCGGGATCGGCATGTAGAAGTTGAACCCGGCCACCAGGGTCGCGTCCGCGAAAGTCGGCGAGGTGGCGAGCACTGTCGGCGAACCCAGGTTGGCGGCGGCCGAGGTGATGATCTGCGCGTAAACGGCGGTGCCGCCCGCGAAGGCCACGTCCACGGTGAACAGGACGAACAGGCGTTCGCCCACACCCTGGTCGCGCTTGGTGACACCCAGATCGACGGTGTTCGTCGACACATAGGTGGCCGCGTTGCGGATGTCCGCTTGTGCGTCGGAGAGGAGGAGCAAGGCGTCGGTGATCATGTGATTTGTCCCATGGGGTGAAAACCTAAGCGACGGGCCCGGCGCTAGCCGGGCCCGCCACCGGCGGTTTAGGTGACCCGCGCCTCCGTGTTCAGGAGCCTGTCGACCCGGCGCATCGGGATGCCGAGGAAGGTGGCCCACATGGTGGGGGTGCCGAACTGCGTCAGCCCCTCCTTAACCGCGACGGCGCTGGAGGACTTGTTCAGCCCCTGGATCGCCAGCTGCGTCCAGACGGTGCGGTTCATGTAGAACACCGCGCGTCCGGCCCCGAGGTTCGGGATTTTGGCCATCGCCCTGACCATGAGCTTGATCAGGTCCGCCGCCGAGCTTTCGGCCACCAGGTTGGTGGTGTCGATGTTGGCGATGCGCACGACGTAGCGCCAGTCCTTCACCACCAGCCCGTTGTCCCAGGTGAAGTGGGTGCGGTAGGCCTGGAAGCGTCCACCAGCGCTGTCGATGATGGTGTCTTCGCCCAGGTCTTCCTGCTTCAGGCCCGCGCTTGAGCCCTTCGGGAAGGTGCCGAAGACGGTGTTGTCGCCCCAGACGACCAACCAGATCGACGTGTTGACCGAGCTGGTGCCCAGTGCGTCGATGATGTTGCCGCCGTTACCGGCGGACAGCGAGGAGTAGCGCGGCGCGAGGCCGAGGTACTTCTTCGGGTCCGTCGCCGGGTTGCCGTAGAGCATGGTCTCCGCCTGCTCTTGCGACATGGCCTCGATGAAGGCCTTGTCTTCCGAGAGGCGGAAGGCGGCGGTGTTGCCGTTGAGCGCGGCCAGCTTGACGTCGATCTCGCTGTACGCTTCGAGCATGCCGACCGTCTCGTCGACCTGAGCGGTGGTCGACTTGCTGGTCGGCACACCGGCGTTCAGGGCGCGCCAGTAGACGGTGGGCAGGCCGGTGCGGACGATGACGCGGTGGCCGGTGGGCAGGTTGCCCTCGACGAACATCGCGTCTTCGAGGATTTCGTTGGTCTGAGCCAAAATCTCCACGAACGTGGGGATGTTGCCTTCAGGGTCAACGCGCTTCGCCCAGTCCGCGAGGGTGAGGGCGTTTGTTGCCAGAGTGGACATGGCTCACTGAGCCTCCGTGAGGGTTGGTCCGATCAGGCCGCTTTGTTCTTGTTGCGGGCCTGGGTGGGATACATGCGTTCCTCGGCCGTGAGCTTGTCGCCGGTAGCGGCGTCCCCCACGACGAGGCGGTCTTCGCTGATCGCCTGACCGACCTTGAGAAACATCCGAATGACTTCGGGGTGGTTCCCCAGGCCGCTGTCGTTCAGCAGCGCGGTGAGGGCGGGCGTAGCGAAGGTGGCCTTCGCCTTGTCCACCACGACCAGGTTCTCGGTGAGCTTCGCGCCCCCGATCTCCGGGTCGGCCTTGGACTGCTCCAGCCACTGGGCCTTGGCGGTTTCGAGCTGGGCCAGGTGCTGCTCGTTGGCCTTCTCGACCAACTTCAGCCCCAGGTTCAGCACGCTCTGCGCCTTGTCCTGCGGGAGGTTCAGTTCCTTGGCGAGGCCCGAGAACTCGGTGGTCAGATCGGCGTCGAGTTCGACGTCGTCCGGCACCGTGAACGCGGCGTATGCCTCCGGCGCGCCTTGCGGCTCGGCGGGGGCGTCGGCCTCGGTTGTGGCCCCATCGTCCTTGGTCGCTGCTTCTCCCTCGGGCGCGGCTTCGGTCGCCGGAGCGGCCGGAGTGGCGGGGATCGCGGGAGACGAACCATCGGCGGGAGCGGCTGCAGCGGGTGCGGCAGCGGCGTCAGCTTCAGGCGTCGGCGTTCCGTCGGACATTCTCAGAGTGCTCCGTGAGCATGGTCGTGAACAGAGCAGCGTCGTTACCGATTAGCAGGGCCATGAGCCGCTGCCCGAAGTTGCGATTGCCCTCTAGGAAGGCAGTATGCGTCGCGTCCCCGACGGTATAACTCAGTCTGAACACTCCCGATTTCTCTAGCAGCCGCCACACAATGCGGCGACCGATCTTGCTTTTCATGAGCCAGACCAGGTCCGACATCTCCAACTCCTTCTCCAACTGCTCCGGCGTCTTGCCGTTGCCTTTGGGCTCGGAGATGTCGTGCGGGTCGTAGTCCTCGCTCATCGCAGCAAGTTACGTGCGGGCGTGACGCATTATGCGCACCGCGTCTTAGGCGACGAAGGCGAGCTGCTCCCAGACCGGGACGGCCAGCGTGCCGGTGTTGGAGTAGTAGTCGCCGGACGAGATGTCGACGAGCAGCGAGCCTATGCCCGCCGTGCCGATCCCAACACCGGTGCCGCCTTCCAGCGCGTCTTCCGCCATGGCGGTCACCACGCCCGAGCCGTCGTCGGCCGAGCCGCTGTCGCTGGTGTCTACGGCCACCGTCACCAGCGCAGCCGCAGCGGCACTGGCCTCGATAGCCGCCAGCACGTCGGCGGCGGTCGAGGTGATGTCCCCGTTCTCGTCGGTGGCGAGCGACACGACGATGTCGGTGCCGTCCACGGAGACGGACAGCTCGGCGTCGTTCGCCGCAGGGTCGACGTAGGCGATGGTGACCGCGTTGCCGTCTGCGCCGTAAGCGACGGCGGTGAAGGTCAGCCCATTGTCGTCGCCGGTAGGGTTGACGTCGAGGGTGGCCTGGGCGCTCGCATCGGGCGCGCCGTCGTTGTGGTAGATGCCCCAGTCCGAGCCCAGGCGCGCCTGTGCGTCGCCTGGCGCGACCTGGTTCACGGTCTTCGCGTCCAGCGCATCGATGGCGTACTCGTTGACGGCGAGCCGCCCTTGAGGGCCGAAGTTGTCGTAGTTTCCGGGGTAGTTTTGGCGCAAGCCCATGGTCGTCTCTCCTAGTCGTTTTGACAGCGGAAGCTCAGATCAGCTTGCCCGCACTACGAAACCACGAAGTCGGCATTGGCGGTGAAGGTGTGGATTGTGTAGCCGCCGCTGGTGGTTATCGCGCCGCCCGTGGCCGAGATCGCGCCGGTGAGGTATCGAATGATGACGACGCCAGAGCCGCCAGCGGTGGCCCCGCTGCCTGCGCCCGATCCGCCCCCGCCTCCACCACGATTGGCGGTTGCCGCTGTGGCGGGAGTTGAGGTTGAGCCCGTCCCCCCGGAGCCAGCACCCGCACCGCCTGTGCCGAAACGATCAGCGGTGTAGGCACCCGCGCCGCCGCCCGAGCCGTAAGTGACCGAGGCTCCCGATATGGAGGAGGCCACGCCGGGGCCGCCGTGTCCTCGGTTCGCGCCGCCGCCGTCCGATCCGACACCGCCAGCCCCGCCACCGCCACCACCAGAGGCGTTGGAGTTAGACGCGGAGGCCCCGCCCCCTCTGTACCCGGCGGTGGCCGTGCCGTAGCCGGTCGATCCGCCGCCGTCCTGCGCGCCGCCGCCCGATGCGCCGTTGCTGCCTGGGCCGTCTGAGTAGCCGCCCGAGCCCGCGCCCCCGCCCCCGCCCACAGCGGTGTAGCCAAGGCCGGTGGTGCTTGCGCCGTTGGCTCCGTTGGCGGACGAGACTGTTGCGCCGCCCGCGCCGACGACGATGGGATAGGTCCCTGCGGCGATAACTACGCCGCTTTCGGACCTAACCTCGCCCCCGCCCCCGCCGCCAGCACTGTAGCCTTGGCCGCCAGCACCCCCGCCGCCCACCAGCAAAATGTCGAGCAGCATCGGCAAGGCGCTGCTACGCCTCGCCCCTACCATCCGCCCTGGTTGAACCAGCATTAGGCCACCGGGGTGATGAACAGCGCCCCGTCCTCAGTGTCGCGGATGGCGGCGATCTTGTGGCCCGAGGTGATCTGGATGTACTCGGTCTGCCCCGCCGCCATCGGGAAGCCCGCGTTCCCCGCCGCTGTCGCCGTGGGTTCGGCGGCCGAGTACACGAACATCGCCTTGGTGGCGTAGAGACGCACCTCCGTCGCCGTGATCGCGGACGACTGCGCCGAAGTGCTCGTCACCGTGACCTTCTGGCCGTTGGTGTAGTCCAGGGCGCGGGTGGTCTGTCCTTTAGCGGGTACGTCCTGGTCGGACGCCCAGGTGACGGCCAGCGACGCGGCCTTGGTCTTCTGCCCCAGGCTGGCCGGGACCAGCGCGATCAGGCTGGTGAGCCGCTGAGCGATCCGCTGAAGCCGACCGTTCAGACCGCTGTCGGCCGTGTCGCCCGCCGGTGCGGTTTCATCCACCGCGCCGATGGCGGCGCTGGCTCCGATGCCGACCTCGCCGTTCCACGGGGTCATCAGCCCGTCTTCGTCCCTAACGAACAGCTCCATGGTCGTCTCCTAGTAGCCTTGCGGCGCGGGCGAGCTGTAGCCGCTGAATTGGTTGAGGATGTCGGCCCCGGCGTTGCTCGCTCCGCCTTGGGTGGCCACGCCGCCCGCCTTGTTCAGCGCCTCGGCACCAGCCTGGGCTTGGGCCAGGGCAGCGGCCTGGGCCTGCTCGTCGGCCCGCCGCTTGCGCACCAAGGCGACCTTGTCGCCCGCGACCAGCAGTTCGGGCGGCACGCCCAGCATGTCGCTGTACTGCTCGGCCCAAGCGTCGGCGTCGAACTTGTCCAGCACCTCCGGCTTGATGCCCGCCACCACGCCCAGGCTGCCGACGTAGCGGTCGATGCTGTTGGTGGCCACCGCGCGCTGAGCCTGGGCCAGCATGGAGACGAACTCGACGTTCAGGTCCATGCCCTCCAGCTCCGGCGGGGGCGGGGGCAGGATGCCCGCCGTCACCATGCGGACGAAGGTGTTCTCGATCAGTGGGTCGAGCAGCTCGTTGTGCAGCCGCTCCAGCACCGGGCCCAGCATGAGGAGCTTCTCCTCGTGCCGCTCGGCCACCTCGGTGGCGGTCATGCGCAGGTTGTTGGCGCTGGTGGCCAGCATCAGGAACAGGTCGGCGTAGAACGTCGAGCGGATGCGCTCGCGCACGTCCTGAATGTCGGCCAGCAGGTGGTCGAGGTTGAGGTTGACGTCGAACAGGTTGCGCACACCACCACCGGTGGTCTCGTCCATGTAGGTGACGCCGCCAGGGAGGGTGTCGGCCTCCTGCCCCTTCATGTGAGTGGGCAGGCGGTAGGGCGGCTTCGACATGTAGTCGATGCCCTGGGCCTTGCGCAGCTGCTCGTGCTGCAGCTGGCGGATGTCGCCGAGCGCGTCCATGCCGGGGGAGTGGCCGTAGATATCCTGGCCAGCCAAGTCCCACCTGGGGGCGAGGCCTGGGAAGTCCTTGTAGCCGCTCTCGCGGAGGTACTTGTCGCGCGGCCCTTCCTGCTCGAAGTAGCACGACCTCCAGGCCATGTTCGGCGCGTCGAGCTTCGACGGATCGCGGTCGGCCCGAGGCTCCACGGCGTGGACCAGGGTGACCCACTCGTCGAGGCTGCCCTGGTCGTACAGCGACCGTGTGCGGTTGCTCAGGTTCTTGAGGCCGAACTCCTTGACCACCGCGCCGACGGGCTTCTGGAACTCGCGATAGGCGGTGTCCACTCTGCCGTAGGCGTCGCAAGCCAGGGCGTACTCGCCAGCGGTCATCACCGTGTGGTGGATGACATTTTCGAAGTGCGGTTGGGTGATGATCAGGTGTGTGCCGAAGCAGCCCAGTTCCTTGTAGCAGGACTGCAGCGCGTTATAGGTGTTCGACGTGGCGAAGATGCGCAACATCATGCGCGTTACCTGGGCCAGCCACACCTGCACTGGGCCGTGCTTCAGCAGGTCTTGGTCGGCGATGGACAGTCGGAACCACGGACGGGCCGGACTGGTCATGCCCGCCATCATCCCGGCGACCAGCGTGCGCAGGGCCTTGGTCGCGGTGCTGTCGTAGATGTGGTTCTGCCGCTTGTCGCCCTTGTTGCGATCCGTCACCAGGAAGCGCGAGTTGCGCGGCAGGATGCTGGTCGACAGGTCTTTCCAGTGGCTGTCCCACGACGCGCGCTCGCGCCACAGCGCGCCCTTGCGTGTGTAGAGCTTGTCCTTGGTCCGGTCGGCGGCTTCCGCCATCTAGGCCCCCAACAGGGTGGCGCGGCCGAGCGGGAGTGCGGACGTGCCTATGCCGCCAGGGCCGGACTGCGCGGTGCTGCTCTGCCCCTTGGACATGCGCAGCTTGTTCTGACGATACAGCTCGCCGAGGTTGGCCTTGCGCGGCTTCTGACCAGTATTGCGCTTGGCCGCCTCCAGGTCGGCTTTCGCCGCTGCCTGCTGCTCCCTGATCTGGGTCAGCATGCTGGTGACCAGCTCTCCCGACTTGTCCGCCGCCCCCTGGCTGTCGGCCAAGGTCGCGGTGAACGTGTCGGTCATGGTCTGCAGCGCGGTCTGGTTCTGCGATTGGATGCCCGCGATCAGCTCTTGATTGCGCGCCTCCTGATCGGCCAGGGCCTTGTCGATTGCGGACTGCTGATCGGCGATCAGCTTGTCGGTCTGCGACGCGGCCTCTTCCGTGGCCTTTGACGACGTGTCGCGCGCCTCCGCCAGCAGCGCGGCATTGCCAGCGGCGTTCTGGGCCGCCGCTGCCCGGCTTTTCTTGCCGCCGACGCACATTGCGCGAAACCTACCTCATGTTGGAGTAGGGGTCATATTCACCGCGCTTGGTCCGATTATGCGCACCGGGCAGGTTGGCTACCTTCGGCGTGTCGATCTGCGCGAGGATCAGCGCGCTCGCCCGGTCGGGGCTGCGGCCGATGCGGTCGATGATCTCGTCGCGCCCCTCCACCTTGATGATCGGGCCCCGCAGTTCCCAGCGTGGCGCGGTCAGATCGGCCCGCAGCCGCTTGTCGGGCGGCAGCGCTACGCCCTGGTTGTTATCGGGGTCCAGCGCCTCGCGCATGTCCCACCACAGCTGGCTCCGCAAGTTGGCGAACCGCAGCTTGCCCGACCGGTCGGTGGACAGGCTCTTCTCGGCCACGTTCACGCCGACGGTCTGGTGGCCGACGTTCAGGATGTCGTAGGGGCTCGCGCCCACGCCGATGACGTCGATGTGGATCACGGCGCGGTCACGCAGCCGCGCCACCACCAAGCCCGCCACGGCGTGCCCGTCAGGCGTCTCCTTGCCGGGGTGGGCGTCCAACTCGTCGTACCAGTTGCCGTACCGAGGGGCGAGGGTGGTCTCGTCGCCTCCGCCTCTGGCCACGTCCACGCCCAGGCTGTCCATGGGCGGCTTCACGCCGTTGAACGCGAGCCGCTGCTCCTCCCAACGCGCCATGGCCGCATCCACCCAGGCCGTGGGGATGACCTGCCAGATGTCGTCCTGCACACCGGCCATGAAGTCGCCGTTGAGCATCTGGCTGCGCAGCGGCTCGGGCAGGGCCTGCAGCTGGCTGACGTACTCGGTATCCATGAGGAACCTGTTGTCCGTGACCTTGGAGGGGATGAACGTGCGGCTCTTGGGCCTGATGACCAGCACCTGCCGCTCGCGCCGGAAGTCCTTCGGGTCGAAGTCGTAATTGCGGGTGCCGTCGTCGTTGAAGATGAAGCGGCGCGCGTCGGGCACCTCAATGTCCTTGCCCTTGAGCGTGGCGAACCACCGCAGCTCACCCGGCTTGGCGGGGTTTGGGTGTTTGGGGTCCAGCCACGGGGCGAAGAAGTCGATGATCCACCGGCCCTCGGCGCTGGTCGGCGGGTTGAAGGTCAGCAGAGCCTGACAGCGCTGGCCCTTGTGTGTCGTGCGCAGCCAGCCGAGCAGGAAGCGCACCTGGGCCTCTAGGAAGTTGGCCGCCTCGTCGAACACCTTCAGGTCGTGAGGCCTGCCCTGCCAGCCTCTCTCGTCGCCCAGGTTGGGCAGGGAGCCGAACTCGATCTGCTGCTTGACGCCGTCGGGCCTGACACGCCGCCACACGCGCTTCTGGCCGTTGAAGCCGTCCTTGGAGCCGATCAGCTCCTCGAAGCGGTCTTCGATGCCCTGCATCTCGGTGCCGACGCGGCGGAATACAGCGGCGCGCCGGTGGCAGCGCAGGGCCTTGCCGCAGGCCAGATCGGTCTTGCCGCCACCAGCGGCCCCGCCGAAGCCGATGATGTCGGCCTCGCTCTCGAAGGCCATGGTCTGGGGGCCCTCCTGGGGCACCCACGGTATCCTGCGCTTCAGCTCCAGGCCGACGAGGTATAGCCGCTCCAGCGCGCTCCTGGTGATGCGCATGGCTACGCCAGGTCCGAGACGAACTCTTCGCCCTCGTCCATCTCCAGGTCGTCGTCGCCGGGGATGGTGAGCGTGCCGGAGTTGACCAGCTCCTGCACGGCGGCCAGCAGCTCGTCGTCGGTCATGTCGCGGATGCGCACGTCGATGGAGCCTGAGTGGTTCAGGTCCAGCTTGTCGCCGTAGACCTTGGGCTTCAGCTTCCCGGCCATCCACCGGCGTTGGTCAATCTGCAGGCGGCGATGGCCGAGCATGTCCTCCTCGACCTCCTCCACGTCGCCGTTGGGCTTTACCGTGCGGCGCACGCCCCGCTGCTGAGTGTCCGCGATCTCCAGGGCCTGATACGCCAGGGTCTCGGCTTGAACCTCTCGGGCGCGCACGTACTGCTCAACAAATCCTGGGGT